TCAGCAGTGGGTCACTTTATAAGGGTTGGGGTGGGCTATTGCCTAAAAAAACGGAGGTAACATGAGATGCACTTGTGGCTTAGAAATGCTATTTAATAGCAATAAAATCAGCACTCCCAGAGGCGTGACCGTCTGGAAAATACCGGCAACGCTGGCTCCTATTAGGGTAGACACTAATCACTGTCCCTCCTGTGACAGGACAATCAGTCAAATCTACTCAGTGGAAACAGGTGAACTCATAAAAGAGGAGATATGAAAGTCCAACTAAGAGACTACCAAGATCAGACCATACTGGAAGCAAAGAAGATTCTACGATTAGGAAAGAAAAGGGTTCTGATCTATTCGCCAACTGGCTCGGGAAAGGGAGAATTAGCCGTTGCATTAGCGCAGATGGCAGCAGAGAAAGGAAAGAAAGTCCTGTTCCTTGTCCATAGAAAGGATCTTGTTAGGCAGCAATGGGAAAGATTCGCCAAGTACAAGATTTATCCAGGCATCCTCCAAGGTCAGAACACTCACAGACCACATTCAGAAATAACTGTAGCGTCTATCCAGACCTTCTCATCTAGAAAGAAATTTGGATGGGTGTTTGATTTTGATCTGGTCATCATTGATGAAGCGCATCTCTGCGGAGGCTCTGCTCAGTATCATGAGTTCATGAGGACTCATAACAACATGACTGTGCTTGGCTTGACCGCAACACCTTTCTCTAAAGGGCTAGGGCGTGAGTATCCTTGGGGGAAAGTATTTGAGGATATGGTGGTTGTATCAACGATTCAGGATCTCATAGATCGTGGGTTTCTGGTTGACTGTGAAATGTATGCTCCGTCTGAGCCAGATCTCAAAGGCGTGAAGATTGTGGCTGGAGACTATCATCAAAAGCAATTGGGTGCTGCGGTAGACAAACAAGAACTGATTGGCGATATCGTTGAGCATTGGTTCAAGTTAGCAAATGGATTGCAAACCATCTGCTTTGCTACAAACATTGACCACTCAAGACATATTGTTGAGCAATTTCAGAGAAAGGGCGTGTCAGCAGAGCATCTGGATTGTTATTGTAAGGAAGACCAGAGAAACGAAGTCATTGACCGATTCAGGGCTGGAAAAATACAGGTTCTTTCAAACGTATCTCTTTTTGCAGAAGGATTTGATGCACCTGAGACAGCTTGCATGATTCTAGCAAGACCTACCAGATCACTGATTCGATACATTCAGATGGTTGGGAGAGTTTTAAGACCAGCAAAGGGGAAGACTTGCCTATCTAGAGGCACTAAGATACTTACAGATAAAGGGGAAGTAAGTATAGAGCAAATCACACTTGACCATAAAGTCTGGGATGGGTGCAATTTCGTTGAGCATAAAGGTGCTGTTTGCATGGGGATAAAAAAGGTTATCTCTTATGATGGAATTGTTGCTACACCAGATCACGAGGTTATGACTTATGACGGTTGGAAGAGGCTTGAGGAAGCGAAGGGTACTGGCAGACGGATCGTTGTCACCGGAATTAGTGGGAAACCAATACGGCTCTCTGACGATCATCTCTACAAATACCACAGGGAAGACGTTCAATCTATTGGTTCATGTGAGATGCGGGGATTGCGGAAAAGAGTCAATGAGCCGTTTTCACAATATGGTAAAAAGACCGAACACAAAAGCCTGTCAACATTGCAATCCGAGGAAGCCGATAACTGCTCCAGAATGGCTTTATGTAAGAACTCAAAGTCAAAAAGAACGCTGCGAAAATCCATCAAACAGAAATTACAAAAACTATGGAGCTCGTGGAATCCAATTCAAATTCAATGGAGTAAACGAAGCGGCAACTTGGATTATGGAAAATCTAGGAATACCAAAAGATCCAGAGGACTTTCAGTTAGACAGAATAGACAACAATGGACATTACGAGCCTGGGAATCTGCGCTGGGCTACGGGATCGCTAAATCGTCAAAATTCGCGGAAATTCAAAGGTCATACACTGCGATTCGAGAAATTCCGACAGGAACACAAGGAAGTGAGATACGCCGACAGCACACTATATCGGTTGATATCAACAGGACTTTCATTCGATCAGATTGTGGAGAAATGGAATGCGAAATCCTTCAAACCGAAGGGGAAGTATGGGACATTCTCGATGCAGGTCCGTTGCAAAGATTCACAGCCAATGGAAGGCTAGTACACAATTGCGCTTTGGTACTTGACCACTCTGGTTCAGTCGCTAGACTAGGATTTCCTACTGACCCACTTCCTTTAGAACTAGATGACGGAAAAGCTGCGGAATCTAAGAACACCGTTAAGACAGAGCCGACTACCAAGGTTTGTCCTAAGTGCAAGCACGTTACTCGATCAAGGCCAAAGGTCTGCAAGAAATGCGGCTACGAATTTGCGTTCCAAACACCGAAACCGGAAGGAATCCAACATCAGGAAGGAAGCCTACAGAAGATCGTCAAGATGCCTCAAGAGGCGAAACAGAAGATTTATTCCGGCCTGGTGGCGTATGCGATCAAGAAAGGTTATCAGTCAGGGTGGGTAAGCCATAAATATCGCAGGATAACCGGAGTGTGGCCTAAAGGATTAGATTATGTTGCAGGGCCAATTCCTGACTTTGTGCAAAAGATTATTGTTTCAGAACAAATAAAATACTCAAAGAGGAGAGCATGAACATTCAAGATATGTACGAACTGGAAGTTCTCGTAATCGGGAACATCCTAAACGACAGAAAGCACTTGTCAGAAATAGCCGTTCTTCCAGAATACTTTTTTGATAACTCCTGTAGAGCCATCATCAACTATGTGAGTGAGCATAAGGTCTACAATTTGTACGATATGTGCTTGGACTTGGACATCAACTTTGAGTTGGCTACAGAACTGGCTACCAACTTTGTAGATAAGAATACGTTCCAAGATTGCGTTATCAAGCTCCGTGGATACGCTGAACTCAGAACCAGAGTCTATGATGAGATCGTTGCCGCGCAACACGCAATGGCGGGCGGTATAGATCCCATATCTGCGGGTAGCATATTGAAAAACAATCTGGACAAAATGATTGACTAAAGAAGAATTCAACCAATTTCTAACAGACAACTATCCCGAACATTTATCAGAAATGAAGAAATTGATAGAAGAATTCGGCAAACCAAAACGCTACAAATTTGAATATCAGGGGACAAAACTGTGGCCGCCAGAGCAATCTTCAACCTCGCTAGAAATAAAGAAAAAGAACGGGCAATCGACTACTTACTCAACGCGCCTGAATCCACAATCGTCGTATTCAAAGAGCCAACAAGGACGTTAGACCAGAATGCACTCCTGCACACAGCCTTCCGCGAGATCGCAGATTCTGGACTTACTTGGGCTGGTCGGAAGCTATCCGAAGAGCAATGGAAAGTGTTACTTGTGTCTGGTCATGCTATTGCGACAGGACATGAGGCCGATATCGTTCCAGGTATCGAGAACGAACTCGTCAATTTAAGAGAATCAACGGCATCCATGTCTATTAAACGACTATCTTCTTTGATAGAGTATGTAGAGGCATTTAAGGCAGAGCATGACATTTAGATCCAAGAAGTATCTTTCTCTCGCAAGGGGGGAGGATTGTAAAATTCGCATACCTGGAGTCTGCAATCATGATCCAGCAACTACCATATGCGCTCATAGCAATAAGGTCCGTCATGGTAAAGGAATGGGTTTCAAGGCTCGTGACTACTACGTTGCTCATGCTTGCTCTAGCTGCCATGATGCAATAGATGGAAGGATTCACACCCACTTATCACCTGCTGATATGGATGAGTTCTGGCAAAGAGGTTTTGAGAGAACTTTGGACTGGGCATTTGACAACGGACACATTGAATACAAATGAACATTTTATCTCTGGGAGCGGGAGTACAGTCATCAACATTGGCAATGATGGCTGCAAGAGGAGAGATTGGCCCTATGCCAGATGCGGCTATATTTGCTGATACTAAATGGGAGCCAAAGAAAGTACATGACTATCTGGACTGGCTAGAAAAGCAACTCCCGTTTCCTGTGTACCGAGTGATGAAAGATGATGGTTTATTGGAAGCAATTAAGGGAACAGGTAGGTTTGCTTACGTACCATTCTTTACATCAGGGGGGGCATGGGTCGAAGACAATGCACTGCTCAGTACAAAATCCTACCAGTTCAAAAGAAAGTAAGAGAGTTGCTTGGCTATGCTAAATACAAACGCATACCTGCCGGATCTGTAATGATGTGGATCGGAATATCTACCGATGAGGCCATTAGGATGAAGCCCAGCAGAGTTGCTTGGATTGAGCATCGTTGGCCTTTAATTGAACTAGGAATGTCGCGGGGTCATTGTATGGAATGGTTTGGTAAAAACAATGCGCCGCAGCCTCCAAAATCATCTTGTCTGGGCTGCCCGTTTCATTCTGATAAGCAATGGGTAGAGATCAAAAATCAAGATCCAGAAGAATGGCAACAAACCATAGAAATTGACAGATTGATTAGAAACAGAACGTCCAAGATGAACGATCAACAATTCATGCACAGATCCTGTAAGCCATTGGACCAAGTAAACTTCAACATCATTGAGAACCAGACAGATATGTTTGGCAATGAATGTGAAGGAATGTGTGGTGTATGAGGCAAAGAGGGAGAGTAGATGCAAATCAAACTGAGATCGTTAAGTACTTTCGTGGATGCGGTTATTCTGTGGCTATCACTTCTAATGTTGGTGGCGGTTTTCCTGACATTGTTGTTGGCAAGTATAGGCATACGATTCTCATTGAAATCAAAGACGGATCTAAGCCCCCCAGTAAACGAAAGCTCACCGATGATGAAGCCGATTTCCACTCCTCCTGGCGCGGAGCAGCTTGCGTCATTGAAACAATTCAAGACATCGAGAAACTAGACAAATGGTTGAGAGATACGTATCAGAACTTCGCCCACAATATCGACTCATTGTAGATGAGCCTCCACCAAAGGGAGCCAAGGTCATATTGAAGGGCATTCATACTGGGGCCGTCATAGGTCAATACTATGAGGGTGGACAGTTCGTGGCCTGGGCACCGCTGCCGAGTTTCACGCATGAGCAGAAAGAAAGACTCAAAAAGATCTATTACAACCGATGAATAACTCATACCAAATTGGAGGCAAACACTACGTTGACCTCAAGATTCAACCTTGGGATGCCATGCAAGCGTGGATGTCTCCAGATGCTTTCAAAGGATTTCTATTAGGCAATTGCATCAAATACGCTGCCAGAGCAGGTAAGAAAGGGGATACCCTTGAGGATCTCCGTAAGGCCCGTCACTATCTCGACAAACTCATAGAGATCGAGGCGGGGGGATCAGGTTTTTCTAGTAACAATGACTAACATCAAATAAGGGGGGGGGTCTAAATGTCCAATATGACTACTGATGAATTTAATAGGGGGGCAGGGGCTACGGCTAAGAGGGTAGACTTCTCTTATGACCTGATGCACTCAGCACTGGGAGTCGCTTCAGAAGCAGGTGAGTTCACCACATCCGTAAAGGAGCACCTGATCTACGGCAAGCCACTCGATAAGGAGAATCTCAAGGAAGAACTCGGTGATCTTATGTGGTTTATCAATCTAGCCTGTGATGTCCTTAACCTGGACTTGGGTGATGTCATGCAAGCCAACATCAATAAGCTGAAAAAGCGCTACCCAGAGAAGTATTCTGACGCAGATGCTCTCGCCAGGGCTGATAAATCTGAGTAGATTTTCACCGAAAAAGTTGGCGGTTTGCTATATAACAAGAGCGGATGCTATATAACAATGGCGTTTGCTATATCAGCCGACCTGATGGATACCCCCAATTTTTGGGGGTTTTCCTTATGTATCGCTTTAAGGCCCTGTAAGGCCGTATAAGCGTCGATTAGATTTCCCGCATATTGGTATCTCTCGCATGAGTTTGTGCCTCTAAAGCTTTTCTAGTAGCCTTTCCGCCTCATCCCATGTCTCTGGTAGTGAAAACAAGGGTTTGCCGTGTTTAGCGTGTATCCGCTCCACTTCCCGAAGGATCAACGCTTCAATCCATTTGCTCCTCCCCCTGATTGGCTTTATCAGCGAAATGGTTTCAGGGGTTAGCCTAAGATTGAGAATCACTTTTTGTTGCTTGGGTGGCCTATAGGCGCGGATTAGTGCTGCAAGCTCCGCGTTAAGCGCCTTTTTCCGTGAGTGGATTTGCTCTCGCCTTTTTCTTTTGGCGGTCTTGGTTTTTGAGCGTCTACCGAATTTCTTACGGATATCGTAGTTTGCCCACGATGCCCTTTTCTTTGGTGTATCCATTACTGCACCAATCGCAAAGCCGTGGCGTGAGATTTTCCCGAACCTTTCCAGAAATACTCTGGATTAATGTCATATTCCAATCGCCTATCAGATGGGATGATAATCCCGAAATCCAAAAGCATACGAATAGACCTACTTATCTGTTGGCGCGTCACATCAAAATGCTTAGATAGCCTTTTGGGTTCAAGGTATACCTTACCCTTGTAATCAGAATTACCGATCACATAAAAGACAAGCAACAAAGAAAGCCTATCCAAGTTGTTATGCTTATTGGCTAATTGCTTGCTTGCAAGTTGACTGCAATTCACAAAACCCCCTTTTGAAAATGGTCATATTTTCTTGCTTGGACAATATGCTAATATTCCTGTCAGTTGTTCACCGGTATCGGTATCAACTGTTACCAGTAGTTTTTTACCCATAGAATAC